CCAGGAGTCTCATACGGTGACGATCTCCTTCAGGGCGCAAACCTTCCAACCGCGGTCACGATGTCAGCAGAGATTGTCCGACGAATTGGGTACATGGTTCCACCCGTCCTCGTCCACATGTATATGGACAACTTCTGGAGGGATTTTGGTGTGAAGATCGGAAACCTTCAATACAGACCGGATGTCGTCATAGAGCATATGCACTACCTAGCTGGTAAGGCAGTAAATGATCTGCAGTATCAGGAAGTCAATGCGGCTCATGTATACGAAAAAGACCGTCTTGCATACGAGGATTACCAGCGCACACAAATGGAAACGGACGTGAATCTGGTGCTACGAAAGTGATTGTTTTAATAACCGGCCACAAGGGGTTTGTCGGCCGGCACTTCACAAGGCACTTTAGGGAAAAGGGTTGGGATGTTCACGGAATTGATATTGCGTCGGATAACCCAAAAGACGCAAGAGACTTTTTCAGAAAAGACGATGTTCAGTACGACCTAGTGGTCCACTTGGCCGCCGTCGTTGGCGGCAGGGCAAAGATTGAGGGCGACCCCCTCTCTGTTGCCGTTGACCTGTCCATTGACGCAGAGATGTGGCAGTGGTCAATTAGGACGAAGCAGAAGCGCGTGGTGTACTTCTCTTCTTCGGCGGCCTACCCAATTGAGTTGCAGACCCGAGAGGAACATGTTTCTCTCGCCGAGCACATGATTAACCTAAATGACATCCGCAGCCCTGACTTTACTTACGGCTGGTCAAAGCTGACGGGAGAATATCTTGCTCAGTTTGCAGAGGCAGAAGGCGTGCGCACGCACATATTCCGCCCGTTCTCAGGATACGGTGAAGACCAAGCCCTTGACTATCCTTTCCCATCGTTTATTGAGCGCGGCAAGCGCAAGGCTGACCCATTTGATGTGTGGGGGGACGGCATGCAAACCCGCGACTTCGTCCACATTGACGACATCGTCTCAACCGTTCAAGCCGCTATTGACCAGGACTACCGCGAGCCATTGAACATTGGGACCGGCAGGCCAACCTCGTTCTTAGATCTGGCGGTTATGGTTGCAAAAGAAGCAAATTACCAGCCAGAGATAAAAACCCACCCAGACAAGCCAACTGGCGTGTTCTGGAGGGTCGCAGATCCAGCCAATTGTTTTAATGTGTGGATGCCACGAATCACCCTTGAGGAGGGAATCCGCAGGGCCCTGTTGACAAGATGAGACCTGCCAGATAGGCTTGCCCATGAAAGGGGGGCCACATGGGAGAAATAATACGGCTATACACAATTGAAGAGGTTCAAGAAAACCTCAAAGAGTGCAAGTCTGAAATAGTTGCGCACGTCACGCACCAGAAAAAACTTCGCGTCGCCGAGCTAAGAAACTGGGCTCAAGCCCAAGAATTTTTGCACCTTGCTGTGCAGGTGTATGAAAAAGTTGGCAATTGTACCGACTTCCAAAACCTTGCCCAAAACGGCGTTCATTTTTCAGATGAAGCAAGGTCCGCAAAAAAATGGCATGACGAAAACCCAGGCCGGTGGCCGCAAGGAGCAACCAGTGCTGAATAATCAAGACAAGACATTTGAGGAAACCTTTAAAGAGATCTACGACGAGGCGTTTCAGCTTTTGTGTGACAAGCAGCGTAGATACGGAAACTCAAACATTGAGCAACTTGGACTACACGGCGTAATCAGCCGCATTGGAAACGACAAGATTGCTCGAGCAAAGAAGTTTCTGCAGGGAAAAGTTATTGATGGCCAAGTCATCCTTGACCCGCTTGATGTTCAAACTGACGAGTCGCTTTCAGACACGCTGCTTGACATTGCAAACTATGCATTGATTGCGGTTGCATTAAAACGCGGCGCTTGGGGCGCGCCAATGCTGGAGGACGTAAAGAAAAATGCCAAATGATCAACTCCTACAAGCAATTCGCGCCGCCCACCACGAAGGATACATTCAGGCAATGCGCGAAACGCACGCGCGCATGTCAAAAGAGGTAGGATGGGCGTCCGCCAAAGAGGCAGATGATGCCTACCACCGCGGCCTAAGAGATGGCATCATTAGAGCATGGGAGGCCATAGGGCTACAACGATGGACCAAGACAGATTCACAGTCTGGAAAATAGAACACACGGCAGAGAAAGAGTGGAGGTGGGCTTTATGGGACGAGAAAAATCAACGCGTCGCCGTCAGCGGAATAGCGTCAAGCGTGGACGAGGCAACCCAGCTGATGCAGCAATGGCTTTTACTGATGACCAGCGCGAGCGAACTGATCAGCCAACAAAAGCCTTAAGGCAAGCCGAGCAGATCTGGCTAGGGGCTTCGCTTATAGCCAGCCACCGAGTTCCGTTTAGGCAAAGCAATGCTGTAATGGCAAGAGAGGCACAAGACTCGCTTAACCACTTGGCGTCGTCTTCATTTGGCAAATCCGCGCAGGTGTTTGTTGAGCCGCCAGAGCGCGGCACAAAAACATGGTTCCTTGAAATTACTGGTGAGCATCAGGGCCTCCCAATTGAGTTTGAGATGGAGGCGGCTAGCGTTGACGAGATTGTTGGCAGCGCCCTAGTCTGGATCAACTACAAGGTGAGCCAGGCATGAACCCAGCGGATAAAATTAAAATTATTATTGATGCGGCGTTGGACGGTCCGCTTCCAAAAGCATTGGTTGGAATTGGGGACACGGCAAACGGGAAGCTTGATGTCATTGTTAGGTTTGCATATATTGCTGGCATGAAAAGAGCCTTAGAAATTATTGAAGATTATGAACAAGATCAAAGAGATGCTGAGGCGGAGCAAAGGTTTACTCAGCCAATTAACCCTAACCCAGTAACTAAAATTTCAAAAGAGCTAAAGGAAAAAAAGTGAAATACGGCTTGCTTGATTTCCTTAAGCGAAGTGCAAACAATTGGGTGCGCGATTCTCGCCTAGCTGAAATTGATCCGATGTGGAAACAAAAGATTGAAGAGATCAAACGATCTGGCGAAAAAATTGAATCCCGTATTGTGAAAGATGGCAACGGCGAGGCTACGATGTATCGCCTTGTAAAGCTTCGGGGCGCCGCTGGAGACTGGCGCTGCGCATCCTGCTACACGAACGTTTCAGCAGAGTGGGCCGCGCAAATGGAAAAAACGCTTGCAGACAATATTCGCCAAGGATACTGCACTCCCTGCAAGAAGAAGAGAATATTTCAGCCAGTATGAAAACCGTTGTTTTTATTCTTTCATTCGTTTTGGCATTTTTTGGCACAGCAGAAGATGCCAGCGCCGCGAAAAAGAAAAAGATATATCGCGTTAGGACCTCGTGGTCGGAGTATTACGGAGAGAAGTGGGCTCAGGACAGGTTAAATCAACCATTTGGGCGACTTGACGGGTCAGCCCCTGCCAACCTAGGTGCTGGGAGCGGTGTGACCGTATACGTGATTGACACTGCCAGCAGCGAAAATGATTGCAATGGCCATGCAACATTTGTCTCGTCTCTTGTGAATGACGAAGAGTTTGGAGTTGCTCCTGCCGCTGACGTTGTGAATGTAAAAGCCCTTGATTGCGACGGTTCTGGCACTGTCGCCCAGGTCGTTCAGGCAATCAACTGGGTTAAAGATAATGCTGACTACAGCAACTCTGTTGTAAACATGAGCCTTGGCGGACCAAAGAGTGCAGCAATTGACAGTGCAACAAACGAGCTTGCCGACCTTATGCCAGTGGTTGTTGCTGCTGGGAATGACGGTGGACACGCATGCAACATGAGCCCGGCTAGGGCTGTAAACGCGATTACGGTCGCCTCGTTTAACTTCTCTGGGTTTCGCTCGTTGTTTTCAAACTGGGGTTCGTGTGTAGACATTTGGGCCCCTGGGAGCTATGTGGATGGAAGATGGTCAGACGGTGATCATAGGCAGGCAAGCGGGACAAGCGCATCAGCACCGCTCGTTGCGGCATCAATTGCCTACATTGCATCGCGTGACGAAGTCGGAACAATGCAGGCTGCGCAGACGCTATTTAACGAAAGCAGTAACCTTCCAATTATTGACGGGCGATGCATAGGGCGCTGTAAAGTTTTGTGGCTCAGGGAAACTTCAGACTGGTGGCTTAGAAGCGACTCCCCGTCTTGGCGGCCGTAAAGTAAAACTGGCTTCCAGTTAGGTCCGCAGCGTATACCAGCGCGTCAACAAGGTCATCGTGCTCTCCGTTTGGGAATGAAGCCAACTCAGACTCAAGTTGCGCAATCCCAGGTGCACCCTTGACGTGAAAAACTTTCCCAGCCTCATAGCGAGCAGCAAGAGCCCTAGCGCGAGTCACCTTATCTTTATCTGGTCTCACTGCTCGAGCAGGAAGCGGAGTGCTTCCAAGTATTTCCCTAACAAAAGTACTTTGATGCTGAACCGCTTCTATGTTTACTGACTCAAGATATCTTGATCCAGGATTTGATTTATCTCCGCTTGGGAGCATGTGCTCAGGCCACATAAGTCGCGGTCCGCCGTCCTCACAAAGAGAGCCGTCTTTATCTATTCCTGTAAGCCACTTCTTGTGTCCTTCGGCAAGTCTCGCCCTCCACGCGCCAACCACGTAAAGATTATGATCTGCGTCTTCAACAACCTCAACGCACGAGGTGTAATCGCTTCTTTCTGAAGCAGAAGATGCGAGGTCAACGCCGACCCTGTGAGCACCATCAGGCGCTACATCTTTACGCAAAAAGTTATCTGTTCTAAAAATATTTCCGCCCATTGCCTGTACATCGTTCTGAAACTGAAGCATAAAAATCGGAGTTCCAAGCTCTTCACGTTTTCTTTCAAGATCGGCAATTGTGTACATCTGTGGCCAAAGCGGGCTGTCGCCCTCAATCGCAGCCCGAAGCATGACTGGAGTCCCCTTCTCTTTTAGCCCAGCATAAAAGTCATCTTCATGCCACCGTGTGCCGATGTACCAACGCTTAGCCCCTGGAACGAGCATTGGGTCAACGACCTGCCAGTAGGTGTCTGAGGCTTTTTGTCTTTGAACGGCGGTTGCGTTTTCCTTCATGCCAACCATGTCGTCGCCGATTAAGATATCCAAACGTGCCCCAGGCTTAATAGACCCAAGCCCGTCCGCAAAGCAAGTGGCATCCTTGCCTAGGTTAGTGTTTTTAATTGTCCATACTTCGTCTGTCCACTTCGGTCCAGCAACCCCGTCTTTAGCCCACTCAAAAATCTCGGCAAAGTACGGCGACTCAATAATTGCTTTGATTGCCCTAGAGCGGGCTAAGGCGTCAGAAAGAACAGAAGTTAGAATCCCAACCCTAATTTTTCCCTGGTTGACGCCAATAAGCCGGGCAACGCGATGGATGAGTTGCGTTGTTTTAGCGTGACCTCGAGGCATGAGAACGAGCGCGCGCTCGCTTTTGTCTAGGAAGCGTTCCATTTCACGAAGATGCTTTGGGAAAACAAGATTGCTGACATATTCCGCAAAAGCGGCGTCAGACGTTTTCGCCTGTTCCCTCAACCACTGTCGGTACTGCTGGTTTTCCATCTGCTTCCTCCTCTAGCGCTTCAGCCCAATTCCTCATTCTTTTTGCAAGGTCATTTGCGCTTATGTTATCAAGGGGGTGCTCGGCGCTTTGAATCTGAATAGGGCCACCGTTTTTTCCGCTAAGCTCAATCCGATCAGGAACATATACCCCAGAAAGCTTGGCAATTCTGTCCAAAACCTCAAGTTGAAGCTTTAGAAAAGTCGCCTCGCCATTTGCGGACTTTTCCTTAACCCTTGAGTAGCCGGCAGAGGCAAGCATGGAAATCCTGTTGGCTCGAGCGATCAGCTCGTCCCTGCTCTCGTCTCCAGTGAGTTTTTCCTCGGCCCAGCTGTTTCTAATCTTTGTAATTCTTTTCCTAACAGTGTCTGGCTGCAGGCCAACGGCCTTGGCAATTTGGTCAACAGAAGCGCCAGTAGCCATCAGCGACTGGATATCGCGGTTGATCCGCTCGTTTTCCTCTTGCGTCATTCTTCCGATTTTTGCCATGGCCTTACTATAACATACTATCTGCTGTTGTCAGCAACTTACCATCCTGCGTTTGCATAGTTCAAAAAACCCAGATAAGATTGGCGCATGGGAAGATTTGAAAGCACAAGAACAGAGCCATACGAACAAGAGACGATCCTCTTTAGGGAGGTTATTGACGTGTGGGCCAAAAGAGACGGGGTATCGGCAAGAAGGATTTTTAGCACGCTTGAATATCTTGGAAGAAGCAGCAGTTGGGCAAGGGAGAGATATTACGGAAGGGCTAAAACCGAAAGCACGGACACCCAGTACGTTAGGATGGTTTCGCTTGGGGCAGACGCCAATAAAGACGACCAGCAACTTGCTTCTGATCAGTTGGAAATTTACAAAAAGGTAATAGCAGACATGTGCAGGTCGTGTGCCTCTGGCGGTTCGGAGGACCAGCCGCTTAAGTGCTGGGATGCGCTTTGCGCATTAAGGCCAGTTTCCCCGCTCCCCCTTCAAAAAAAGGCCCGAAGAGAGCCTCCGCTGAGCGCCGAAGACTAAACGGTAACCGTAGAAAATAAGCCCATAGAGTAGGCGGTTTCCGCAGGCTATAATCCCAGCATGGCACTTTCCACCTATGACATGTCCGCGGAACAGGGTAGCGATTTTGCTACGACCGTTACCTACACCAATGACGCTGGAAGCGCAGTTAATTTGACTGGCTACACTTCAAGGATGCAGGTAAGGAAATTTGCTGGCTCAGCAGTCCCGTTTTTAACCTTAACTAATGCAGGCGGAATGACTATCACGGCTGGGACTGGTGTGATTAGCGTTGCCATTACCGCTGCAGCCCTTTCAACGGTGCCAGCTGGTTCGTATGTCTATGATCTTGAGATTGTTAGCGGGGCTGGGGCGGTAACCAAACTGCTTACAGGTGATTTTGACGTGCTGGCTGAGGTTACGCGATGAGCCCAGTGACCGTTACCGAGGTCAATCGCAATGTTTCTGTAACGAGCCCAGCAGCAAGCAGCCTTACGGTTTCAACTGCGGCGGTCCCAAACCCACATGGAACTTACACCCACACTCAAACTTCAGCCTCGGCAACGTGGACCGTAGTCCACAACCTGAACTGCAAGCCCTCGGTAACCATCGTGGATAGTGCTGGGAACGTGCAGATCGGAGAGGTATTGTATGACTCCGACAATCAGATTACCCTAGCCTTTGCTGCCGCGTTTAGCGGCTTTGCCTACCTAAACTGAGGAGACGCCCGTGAAGGTCCTGACGAGTCTAACGCTTAGCAGCTATCTAGACCTACAGAAGAATGAGCTCCGCAATGGCGTCATTCAGGTCCTTGCCACCCCTCCATCATCGCCTGTCACGGGCCAGATCTACTACAACTCGGACATCAATGACGGCCCAGTTGGGCTTATGGTCTACAACGGCTCCGCATGGGAGTCTGTTGGGTCAATTGACGGTCTTCAGGGAACTGCGCCAATCAGCGTTAGCGTCTCTGCTGGCGTTGCCACGATTAGCATTTCTGCTGCAGATGCAAGCAATCCGGGCTCAATGTCCGCTGCGCACTACACGCTTGTCAACAACGCAACTGACAACAACACCGCCAGCACAATTGTTAAGCGAGATGCCGATGGAGACTTCGCTGCTCGAGACATTGATGCTCGTATGGTCATCCTTAGCGGGACGACCACTAACGCAACCGATGCTGCAACAAAGGCGTATGTTGACTCAGTAGCCCAAGGTCTTGATGTCAAGCAGTCGGCGCATGTTGCTACAACTGCAAATATCGCAACGCTTAGCGGTCTGCTCACGATTGACGGGCACACCGTTCAGGCTGGCGACCGAGTTCTTGTTAAGAATCAAACTACCGCTTCTCAAAACGGTATTTACGTTGCTGACTCAAGTACGTGGTCACGAGCGGATGACTTTGATGGGACTCCATCAGTCACCGCTGGTGCGTTCACGTTCGTTGAGTATGGTACGACAAACGGGGCAACTGGTTGGGTTCTCACCACGACCGGGGCGATTACAATTGGAACAACCCCGCTCACGTTCACACAGTTCTCTGGTGGTGGAACGTACACCGCTGGTGATGCGCTATCACTCACTGGGACAGAGTTTGATGTCAAGTTTGATAACAGCACCGTTGGAATCAACGGCAGCAATCAACTTGAAATCAAGGATAATGGCGTCACATCTGCAAAGATGGCGACTGGCTCTGTGGAGCTTGGAACCGACACTGTTAGCGGCACTCTTGCAGTCAGCAACGGTGGTACTGGTGCTACGTCAGTTGCCGACAACCTTGTCTTCGCTGGTCCATCAACTGGTGGTCCTTCTGCGCCGTCGTTCCGCTCGCTTGTTGCTGGGGATATCCCAAATCACAGTACGGACAAGCTGACTAGCGGCACGCTCGGGGTCGCTCGAGGCGGTACTGGTGCGGCAACGTTTACCGCTGGTTTTGTTAAGTCTTCTGGCGGAACGGATGCTCTTACTACTGCAAGCACTGTATCGCTCACCACGGAAGTTACTGGCACACTGCCAGTCGCAAATGGCGGTACTGGGCAATCAACGCTCACCAGCAATGGCGTACTTCTCGGTAACGGCACCAGTGGAATTTTGCAGACCACTGCTGGGAGTGCTGATCAAGTCTTCCGAGTCCCAGGAGCAGGTGGGGCACCAGCATTTGGTGCAATCAATCTTGCGCAGTCTGCAGCAGTCACCGGCGCACTTGCCATCGCAAACGGCGGTACTGGTCAGACAACCGCAGCAGCAGCCCTTTCGGCCCTCGGCGGAACCTCAAAGTACACCGCGCAACTTGGCGACGGTGCCGCAACGACCTACACAATCTCGCATGGTCTTGGAAACATTTGGGTCACCGCCCAAGTATTCCAGACTTCAAACGGCGAGCAAGTCTATCCAGACATCACCGTCGGATTGACAACAGGAACCCCGAACGGCACCGTTGTTCTGGACTTTGCTCAGGCACCAAGCAGCAACCAGTACAGGGTT